ATTAAAAAATATTTTGGATGGTTTCAAGTAGCATATACTAAGAATCGTATTAAATCAGAGACAACAGTAGGTATTAATCCGGATTCGATTGAGTGGACTGACTTATTCCGTTACTTCCAAGAAGTTGAATGTGATGATGATAAGGGAGTTCCTCAATTTGTTACTGGAGACTATAAATCATTTGGTGATCGATTACAACCTGAATGTATTAGAGAGGCTTTTGAAATAATGATTTATTGGTATGTTGTTAATTTCCAGATAGATGATGAAGGTATTGCTATTAGAAGAATACTATGTGAGGAGCTGTTAAATTCGTATACCCAGGCTCTAAATGTACAATTTAAAAAATTTTGTGGTATACATTCTGGATTTGCTTTAACTGTAGAAGTAAATTCATTGGTAAATTCATTGTATTTCCGTTGTGCGTGGTTGGCACAAGATTTACAATTACAGTATTTTAATACAAACGTTCGTCTAAATTGTTATGGAGACGATTGTTTAAGTAAAATATCAAGCAAATATGTTGATAGATTTAATTTTGTAGTTATACGTGACTATCTTGCACAACATAATATTGCTTTCACTAGTGCTTCTAAAGATTCTAGTGAGAATCGTCCAACCATTCCTTTGCAAGAAATTACGTATTTGAAGAGATCATTTGCACCTCATCCTACTCGTAATCATGTATTGTTAGCGCCATTGCCTAGAGATAGTATTGTCAATCCATTAAATTGGTATAGACAGAACTTATCTAAGACGGCTATGGATTGCTTGTTTGAGAATTGTCGTGCTGCTTTGAATAATGCATATAGTCAAGGCCCTGAATATTATGAAGGGTTGCGTATGCGTTTACAGGAGTGGTGGACAACTCATTATAAGAAGCAATTAAATGCTCAAACATGGTGGGAGTTTGATGAGAATGTGTTTAAGGAGTAAAACCATTTTTTCTGACGTTTGTATTTAGTATCAAAAGAGTACTATTTTTTATGTAGTAGTTTTTCTTACTTCTTTATCTTTTCAATTTTCTTTTAAAAGTTATAGATAATATTTTATTTAGAATTTAGATTTTCTTTTA